GATACTCAAAGAATGTAAGTTTCATCTCTTTGTGTGTCATGCCACAATGTTTAGCGGCAGCAGGAAGTGTCATAGTGCAGTTAAACAACCCTTCGTTCGCCTCTTTGACGTTCTCTGGAGTTGTTTTAACTGGTGCCTCGTAGAGTGCTGCTCTATTGATTTTTAAAAGGGCCATCTTTAATCATATCATCAAGTTTATCTAGAATACCATCAAACGACTTTAGTTGGTCAATACGACACATAATCTCAGAGATAGTATTACAAACTACTGGTCGTTCTTGTCGTGCTGCAAATGCTAGTGCATTACGCAGTGCCGATGATGCTTCATCTAGTGAATCTGTTACTTGTTTTGCTAATGCCATTAGTCAGATGCTCTCCATTGTGCATATACAGATGTGTCTGTAGTTGTTAAGACACGGTTTTGTTGAAATGCTTCTACAGTTGTTAGAATCTCATGTGCTTTTCTTTTTGCTAGCTGCTCATCCCAATATTTGTGCTCCCATGCATCATAGAGATGCATAATGAGCGTGTCAATTAATTTATCGTAATGCGTCATTTAATAACCTCTAAGTGGCGCTTAAGTGATTGCAGACGTGCTTTTGCTTGACGCACTGCCTGAGGTTTCAGGGTGCGTTTTGCTTCTTTCTTAGAATGGTGCTGCCAGTTTGGCGTGGTCATTGGTCTGTTGCGTTTCCAGTATTATATAGGATTTAGGAAACGTTGTCAAGAAATTTACCGAGAGACGCACCTGAGACAGATGCGATACGCTGCTCTGCTAGTTTAGCATACTCTGGATTCAGTTCAAATCCGATATATTTGCGTTGATTTGTTTTTGCAACCTCACCTGTAGTGCCAGAACCCATAAAAGGATCAACAATAATACCATCAACAGGGCAACATGATAGAACAGGTTTAGTAATTAAATCTGGAGGATACACAGCAAAATGAGCACCTTTATAGGTGGTGCTAGCAACTTCCCATACGCTAAATTCTGGTCGCATAGGGCAATTACCAGATGCAATCAGCTCTTCATAATTAAAATCACGCTCGATGCCCATCTCTTCTCGCATACGAGCATAATGCTTATCTTGATTAACAGAAGAAATAGCAAATCCTTCCTTCTCAGATGCGCCAGCATCCTTACGCTTATCTACATTGTTCTTAGAGAACATACGTCGAATGCTAATCTCTGCTTGTGGCACGAGAATAGGATTGCGATCAAAATAGTATTTCTTCACATCTTTCACAAACCAAAAGAACTTCTCGTGGTTAGACCAGAAGCGATCTTTAGATGAAATAGGCTGTGGATTTGGTTTGTTCCAGATAATTTCGTTTCGTAGATGCCATCCACGATCAGACATAGCAATCTCAAAGCGACTAGGAACCTGAAGCAAACGCTTCTTGTCATAGGTATCGGCAATGTTTACCCAACAAGATCCAGTCGGTTTTAATACACGATAGATCTCATCAAATACCTTACATAGGTTCTCCACATAATCACCCACAGTATTTTCCACACCAATCTGACCTACGTTCTGATAGTCGCGTAGATTATAATAGGGTGGCGAAGTAACACACAAATCTACAGAAGAATCAGGAAGATGCTGTAGATTGGCGATATTGTCACCGACGTGAATGATGTTTGTTTGCATATCAGGGTTTGAGAGCGTATTGATCGTAGGAAAAGAGGTCAAAGAACTGTTTTACAGTCAATTTACCATCTTTGATAGTTCCATTATCCGTCAGTTCTACTACTTTGTCAACTGGAATTTCATAGAATTTAGGAGGTTCGGTGAAACGAGCACGAAGATCACAGAATACATAAGAGTCAACCGAGCTCAATTTCTTCTGGTAGTCGTTTTCATCATAGAAACGACCTTTGCCAGTAGCAGTAGAAGGAGAAAAATAGACGTATTTTGTCTTACAAATGTTGCGAACTTCAACCAACTGGTTGATACGTTCCTTCACCACAACATCGTAAGGCAGTTGCTTACCAACTACACGTTTACCACCAAGAAGCGTAGCAACTGCTGCCTCAGTAATAGGTGATGTGCCGCTGCCATTTACAGTTTCGATAAAGTCATCCAGACTAATACCGTAACCTTCAGCAACTTTTTGAGCGTTAATGTTCCAAAGCATGATTAATCTCAGTTAAATGTAGGGCAAACGTAGTAGGAAACATCATCGCCTTGTTCGGCAGATCCCCACTCCATAAATTCTTGACAAAGTGCCACGATGTCTCCATCACGACCACCCATCTTATCAAGAATCTCGAAACGTGTTTCTACATACTCAAGAATGTCTTCAACGACAGTCTCAACGTCATCCGACTCGATCATCGGAACTACGCCGTCGTCACCGTAGTCTTGGATACCGATCATAGGGTGTCTCCCGTTCAGTGCTCTGCTACTGTAGCACGGGCACCGAACCCTGTCAAGCCCCCTGCCAAAAATTCTTTTCCGTTGATTTTACCATCCTAGGAGTTACACGAAATACTACAGTAGATCTATAAACATACTTTTCAGTTGGTGCTAATCCACGATGAGGATGTGTAGATGGAATAATAATTAGTCTTCCTGGTTTATATTCATGTTCTTCAACAACAATAGAACCATCTTCGCTTGTTAATTGAAATTGCCCACCCCAACTAGAATCCCACTTAGAATTTGTCATAAGCATAATAGTAAAATCATTTGGATTCTTACTATCACAATGAGTTGTTCCATCACAACCAGTATGTTGAACATTCAACGATATCTGAGAAAGATAAAACTTTGTCTGTAATTTATCTTCTATCATCTCAAAAATATCAAAAAATGTTGAAGCAGACTCATGCAATACAGTTATTCTGTTAATTGATTTACGATCAAATAATATTTGACCAAGCAATCTATGTGTTCCTTCTTGACCAAAAGGCCATGTGGATCTGTTGGCAATATTATTAGAGCAAAGAGGAATATCTCTTATCATAGAATCTAACTGATGAACATAAATGTCATCAAACAATCCATCAATAACTTTGCAAATCATAATCTATTCTCTGTGAATATTAATATTGTATGATATAGAAATCCTATCGTCTTCAGATAAATTTTCTTCTACATAATGATTTATATAAGTTGGAAAGAAGTATCCACATCCTTCTTCTGGTTCTATTTTCTCTTCTAATTTTACATTTTGAAACAGCGATGTCATCTTTGCTGTGCTCTGACATTGTTGTGGATTAATCAAACATAAATTACCAGAATTTTTTGGTGCTTTTACGTAATAGACACCAGTAAAATCTCCTTCATGTATATGAGGTAAATGATATGCTCCTGGTGGATTAATATTACAAAACAGATTACCAAGATAAAATTTACATGGTGCTATAGGAACCAATTCGTTCTGTATAAAATTTTCAAACTGCTTACCTATTACAGAAATAAGATTCTGTAATTGTGGCAAATTCTGAAGTTCATTTTTCTGCCAACCTTTACGGTTAGAATGAACATCAGAATTTGTCTGCAGTTGTTTTAACGAATATAGAAAATTTTCAATTTGTTTATTATTAAAATTATCTAATTGGTATTTTCCAAAAGTAGTTCCTAAGATCATTCAACTTCTTCAAAATCAACAACAACAAAGGTATATAATTTTTTATCTACCATCACACCATCTTCCCATTTAAACTTAACAGAAAATTGCTGCCATTTAGGGCTTTTCTCTCTACAGAATTTTACTTCATCTTCTGATAATAATCCAGTCTCAAGCATTCTGTCAAAATACTTATCTTTTCTATCAACATAACCATCGTAAGAATTATTACTCAAGTAATATTCTTTTTGGAAAAATGCACTAACCAATTCAATAGAAATTTTACCATCATCTGTAGAATTAAATTGAATGCGAATGGGGGATCTAAAAGAATCTGGATCTGCTGCCAATCCCAATTTAATATTAGGATAATTTAGATCAACAAATTGTTGAACTTTATTAATATTTTCCAGTTCATTTAGATAAGAAAGAACATCAGAATTTGGTCTAAACAGAGTAATGTATTTCACAACATCTCCATTCAATCCAACAGATATTCCCTCAATACCAATATCCAATTCCTGTGAACGCAGATATTTTAAAACCGATGGTTCTGTTTTATTTCCTAACATTTTATAGAATTTAGAAACGGATTCTTCAACCATTCCTCTATAATCATAAGCAAAATACGAATGATATGCTTCTATATTATTTTGATTATCAGAAGATATCCATAATCCACAACTATTCGTTTTGAATGCAGCACCAGATTTAAATCCTTTTCCGACTTCTAAATCATCAAAAAATTGATAATATTTTTTTAATGTTTCACAAGCAGATGATTGAATAGCATCTTCCCCATATTCAATATAATCATGAGGAACATATTTATGATAACTAATACATTCTTCCGTAACTAAACTATATTCCTTTACTCCAATATAGTGATCAACTATCGCCATCTTATTCGCCCTCGTTAGAAAATACTAACTGACCTTGAGCATTATACACAGCACCGAATATGTAATAATCTGGATCACCGTCAGTAGGTGAGTTTGGAAAAGTATCCGATAAAAATCTATCTGCTTCTTCTACCGTTTCAAACTCCATAATAAAAAATTCGCTATTAAAGATTGCTGTGAAAACATCATCGGTAACAAGATGTCTATACAAATCATATACTTTATTTAATTTATCAACATCTTTACACTTGTCAGGGCCAACTACACGCACAAACAAATGTGGAGTTCCTTTTGCCTTCACATACTCTTCTATAATAGTTTGAAATTCGTAAACTTGATAGTTCATGATGGTTTTGTGAATAGTTTCCAAGCAATAGTTATTCTTATTCCGCCAAAAGATCTAGTAGTTTCTTCTGCCCAATGATAGATTTGACCTGGAAATAAAACTCCTTTATTAGGTTCTGGAATAACATAATGATATTTAGTTCCCGTTTGGGTTGGAATAATAAATGCCGTTTTACCTCCCCACTGCACATCCCAACAATCCATAGGATAATATAAAAATGTTCTGCAAGTATCAACATAACCATCTACGTGTGGTTTACCACGCATTCCATATGTTTGACCGTTAGCATAAACACGTTCCATATCAAATTTTTGATTGGTAGCATTTTCTATTTTTCTGAACAAATACTCGGTAAAGAATTTTTCGTCAGATAATCCCATATACCAAAATGGCGGCATGTTATCTTTTTCTGTTTGATTGCTTTTATGCCCCCATGCCCATTTATCCAATTGAGTATATCTCAAAATAGATGAGTGATCAGATTCGGTAAAGATATCTGGATATTCTATAATATCATTTACACTAAATAATTGCATTTTCTCTAATCAAATTATGACGAACGGTTTCAAACTTATGCTTGAGTGGATGATCTGGTTCTAATTGTGCTAACAATTTACTGAATTCAGTAATAATTTCTCTGTTCTTTCCATTATCTATCATAGAACAGAACCACCAAGTTATAACTTTCCTTTCACCTCTAGTTACTTTCTTTACCGAATGTGGTAATCCTGTGTGATATATTACTGCTTGACCAGGATTTAATTTATATTCTAGTTCTTTGCCACCAACTTCAATGACCAGTTCACCACCTTCATATTCTTCTGGTGATGATAGAAAACATGTAACACTATAATCCGTTTTCATTCCATCAAGAATCCACATATCATTATGCCAAGCATAATGCATTCCTTCCTTATATCTCAGAAAGTTGGGGTGAGTATGACCTCTAGGGAGAAAATAATAATTAAATTCTGCATTCTCTGAAATGTGTTTATCCACCAACTGCACTAATGATGGATAATGTATTTCATCTAATATCTGTTCGTTATATTTTAAATCTCTATTTGCAGATCCAGACCAAGATCCATCAGTGAACTCACAAAATTCATAAAAATCTGTGATATTTTTTACTATAGACAAGGGCAACATATCAAAAACATGTATCATAATTACTGAGGGCTTAGTTTACTGTAATCAATCTCTCTATATACTTCTTCTAACTTTAACTGCTTAGAAAGTTCTAAAATTTTTGCATTTACTGGTCGAATCTTATCATCGTATGTTTCCATAAAGATCACTAGATTTAACATAGTAGCACTAGTAAAATCTTTTGATACTTGGAAGTCATACTTATCAAATTGATCTTCTGTAGACAAATATTCTACCTCACGATTAGGATATTTGTCAAGATAGACAGAAGGATCAATAGGATATTTTAGTGTAGTAATAAACTTAAACATTTCAAAGTTTGTTTCAAATACTTCGCGTGGTTTTGCTGGCATCAACTCTCTTAGTTTCTGTCTCCACACAACCCACATATCTCGTTCACCTTCGAATTTTTGTGGTGCATCTGGAAGAACTCTCCAGTCAGAAAATAGAAGCATTTTATTAATTTCATCTTTTTTCTTATACCACTTAGCATCATAAAAATAATCTAGAGAATTCAATTCTCGTATTTCAGACAAGAGGCGATTAGTTTCTGCTTCTTTTTGAATAATAACAATCGCTTCAAGTTTTTCACATAAATCTAACAATTCAGAAGTTTTGCACTCCTTAAATTCATATGTAACCCAATATGATGATTGAGTTGCAAAATCATACTTCAATCTTCTTTTTTGGCACAGAAAAGTGTTATCAGTGTATAGAATAATGTATTCTAATTCATCTTTTCCTTCATTATGCCACAAACCTTTTACTAAAGGTAAAACCTTTTCTTCCCATGCTTCATCTACAATAAAAGTAGTTTGCCCACCTTCATTAATTAATCCCAGAGTTACAGCCTTTTCTTTAAAATTAAACTCAAACTTTGAAGATCTAGGAGTAGCTACCTGAGACCAAAATTTATCCATCTCAGATTGAGATGGTTGCATGTAATCGGAATTTGCCATTATGGTGCCTTGATAAACCAGCCTGTTAAAATGTATTTATCTTGAGTAAATACTGTATTTCCTTTATGAACATGAGTCATTCCAGCTGGCCAGATAGTTACAGTTCCCACTGATGGTTTAATTCTTCTTCGTTGATAGAGAAATTCTGTCTCTGCTTCTCCATCTGGCATATCATTTAGATAGATAGCCCAAACAAGTTCTCTTGCGTGATGACCATAACCAGCATTTTCATAATGCCATACATGGTATCCTCCACCTGGAGGAGTCTTTTGCATTTTATTATCTTCAGCAATCAATTTAGAATTTTTTAATTGATCGTAAGTATCAATATAATGAAGCGCACATGCAGTTAGATACTGTTGTAATTCATAATTTAATTTAGGATTTGAATAATTTAAAAGAATAGATAGATCTTTTCTACCTAAACTACCATTCTGAAATTGACCAGTTCCATCAAGAACACCAAATTCATCACTCGCTAAATCTTCATTGTAAAAAGTTGATACTTGAATAGTTTCCTCAAAATAATCAATAGTTTTTTGGCACACATACTGAGGAACAAAATTTTCCCAGATGCCAATAAAATCATTAAATTCAGACTTGGTGATGTTTTCATCTTTCATCAACTCAAGTGGTCTAATTGGTGTAGTTCCCATAATTTCCTCAAAAAACTTTGATGATATATTTAACTCGATAATATTTAGTGAGTAGTGGAATAGTGTTTTCTGGTGCCAGTGAAGGAGTTGGTAAAACTTTCTTGGATGGGTTTAAAGCAAAAGTTGCTTCATTTGCAGCTAATGCCAATTCTGTTTGGGAAAAATTAATTGTAACTGTGGTTGAAGTTGACATGCTACCAGCAGCATCTCCACCACCATTATTATTTCCATATCCATAAACATTAGCAGTGCTACCAAATGAACTTAATGACAAGTAATGAGCGTGTGTTTTTAATTCGCCAGGAGACCAAACAGTGACGTTTCCAGTAACAGTATTAATATCAATACCTGCAGATGCATTACCACCACTAGGTAATCCAGAAATACTATTTTGAACTGCACCCGCCCAGTAATTATTGAAAGTTCTATTGACACTACCACCAGGAGCAACAACACTATTATATCCAATAGAGGGATATAATGTTTTTGTTATTTCCCCTGGCGATATCTGATAAAAAGCAGGAACGCCCCAAGCAACACAACCTACGTTAATTTCATCATTTTGAGCAGTAACAACATCATGTTCATGTTGCGCTGGAATAACAATTGTTTCTTTAACTGGTCCGACAACACCAGAAACATTACCAGTAATCGTATATGTAGTTTCCCCAGAAATTTTTTCAGCACCAGTAGTAGTTAAAGTTCCTAATTTAAAAAACTTACCGTCTGGAGGAACAGTGCCAGAAAAAACTTGTTCATCTGGTGGAGAACCAGAAGCATCAATCTTTTTAATATACCAGTTTCCACCAGTAGATCCAACAATATTTCCATCTCCAGTAGAGGAAGAAGCAGGATCTGGTCCCTTATAAGTTGTTACGATTGGTGATGATGCCGCATTACCATCTATTCTACCAACTCCAAACAATTTACGCAATCTGTAATTTGGTAGTTTAAAAGACCCTGTATAAGTGTAACTATTACCAGATAAATTTTTTACGCCATTTCCACCATAAGTATTGCCGATTGCATTGAATAAATCTGGATAATCAACAGCATTCAATGTATCTCCATTACATTCTCTCCACCCAGGATAACGAGACGTAAGACTTCCACTCAAATCTCCCCAGTTTCCTGTTCTATCTCTAAAGATAGAAATAACAGTTCCAATAGCAAGACCATCTTCTTTGATTGCTTTTCTGCTATACCATACTCCAGGATCTTGAGCGTCAGCAGATGTATATGTTCCGACAGTCCAGGTAGTTGTATATGGCATCTTAGTTTCCTACCGATATTTGAGTATTAACAGATCCTCCCAAAGTAGCACTGGAAGTTATTCTTACTTTTAGTGTTTCTCCATTATTTATATTTCCACTTGTAACCCAAGGACCCCCATTAATTGAAATCTGTGCGCCACCAGTAATACTAATTGGAGATGGAGAAGTAATACCTGTAATGAGAATAGTATTACTTTCTATCAAAACACTTGGCGCTTGATTTGGTTTATTGATGAAAGTAAAGGCATCAGGAATTGTATCTCCAGCAGTTGTGGTAAATAAATTCCAAGTATCTGTTAAATTTCCTACTGTCACATTTGTAGAAACTACTCCACCAAAATCAGCAGATGAAGTTAACCTAACTCGTAATGTTTGATTATTGTTAATTGTTGTTGGAGAATTTACAAATGCTCCTCCATTAACACTAATTTGAGCACCATTTGTTGTAGTTACTGTAGCTGGAACATTAATACCAGTAATTGTAATGGGATTACTATTAGTTAAAGTGGATACTGCAGCACCAGTAACATCAAGTATATTAAAAAATTCTGGGCTAGAATCAGCAACAAGAACATTCGTAACACTCCAAGTAACGGGAGCACTATCACCAACAGTAATTGCAGTATTTTTACTGTCTCCTAACACATTACTAGTTAAAACTCTAAGTTGTAAAGTCTCACCGTTATTAATTGTTTTTGATGTAGTGCTAAAAGCACCACCATTTACAGAAGACTCAAAACCATTAGAAGGTGACGTAACTGTTACTGCTTGTGTTATACCAGTAATTGTAACAATATTACTGTTAATATATGTTTGTAAAGAGGCGTCGGTAACATTATTAAAAGAAAATGGATTTGGATTTTGAGATGGTGGGGAAGACGTAGTAATAGACCACACACCAGTAACAGATCCAACAGAAACCGTAGTTGATTTGCCCGTATTGTATGATGCAGATGAAGTCATTCTTACTGCAAGTGTCGATCCATTTGTTACTGTTTTAGTAGATGTAGAAAATGCTCCTCCATTTACTGATGTCTCAGCACCATTCGTAGCATTTACATTAACAGAAATACCATTTCCTAATCCAGAAATAGTTACAGCACTACTAGTATAAAGAGTAGATAAAGATGCATCAGTCACATTCGCAAAAGCGAATGCATCCGCTGTTGTATCTGGCGCTACAACTTGAACAGTAACTGATTCTGTGTCAGTTGTGCTGCCATCAGTAGCAGTAAGAGTATACTGAGTGGTTACATTTAATGGTCCGACTATAATTTGTTGTATACCTGTAGAAACTGCTCCAACTCCTTGATTTATACTAGCACTAGTTGCTGTATTTGTAGCGCCAAGATTAGTGCTCCACGACAAAACTACCGTTTCTCCCTGAGTAATTGTTGTAGTTGGATATTGATCATTTGCTTTAAAATAAGAAATAGATGCTGGAGCAGTAAAAGTGACAACAACATATCCAGCACCATTATTAGTTGACTGACTAGTTAACGAATATGTAGAATAACCAGATCCACCACCGCCGCCGCCGCCTGATACACCACCATTATCATTGCCAGGACCTCCTCCGTTACCACTATTATATCCACCGCCACCGCCGCCGCCGCCTCCACCATCACCACTTTTATTTGCTCCATTTCCGCCATCTTGGGGAGTTCCTACAGCGGTAACAAATGTTCCTGCTGTTCCGCCGCCGCCGCCAGGTGTATTCCAAGAACCACCTCCACCCCCACCACCGCCACCCGCGACAACAGTATATGCGTTCACAAAACTATCAAATACTGCTGAAGCACCACCACCGCCAGCTCCGCCACCAGAACAACCACTGCCGCCAGCATTACCACCATTTCCACCATCACCATCATTATTTCCACCACAATCTCCTCCACCACCACCACCTGTTCCAGCGACACATCCAATTCCATTGCTTGCAGCATCACCAACATAAAAAGTCAATTGATAATCTTCGCTTCTTTGTGGTATCGTAAAAGTTCCCACTCTACCAGCGCCGCCACCACCAGGAGTACCGCCAGCATCGCCGCCACCAGATCCTCCTTTTCCGCCAGCCACAGTAATAGTAGGGCTTTGTGTTCCTCCAGGAACTGTGATAGTCTGCGCTTGTGGAGAATAGTTATAAGTGAGTGTAATAGATCCTGCCATTTATCCTACGGTAACAGTTGTAGTAATTGTTGCTCCCAAAGTTGTTGAAGATAATTGCCTCAACACGAATGTGTCACCTTCGTTCACGGTATGAGTTGTTGCATAAGAACCACCATTAACAGATGCTTGTGCTCCACCAGTAACAGTTAAAGTAGATGGAGAAGTTATACCCGCCAAAATTACTGTATTGCTATACACATAAGTGTTAGGTGGTTGATTTAATTTATTAAAGAAGAAGAAATCATCTGGAATAGTATCTCCAGCAGTTGTAGTCATCACAGTATATGTATTCGACAATGTATTAATTCCAGATCCAATAGTAACTTCAGTAGATGTAGTTCCCCCTGGAGTAGAACTAGAATTTATTCGAATAACTACAACATCTCCATTATTAACTGTTTGTGGAGAAGATAAGAAAGCACCACCATTGATTGAAATTAATGCTCCATTTGTTGTAGTTATTGGTGTCGGAATATTAATACCAGTAACAGTAAAAGGAACACTATCAATTGCAGTTCCTGGAGGTGCATTATTTCCAATAGGTGTAGTAAGAACTTCAAAATAATTTGGAGATCCGTCAGCAACAAGAACATTAGTAACTTGCCATGATACAGGAGCACCATCACCTACAGCAATTTGAGTAGTTCTAATATCACCCAAAACATTACTTGTCAATATTCTCAATTGCAACGTCTGCCCATTACTAATTGTTTTAGCAGAATTACTCCAAGCACCACCATTTACAGATGATTGAGCATATCCAATATTACCTGGAGCTGTTACATTTACTGTTGATGTTATACCAGTAATAGTAACAATATTACTATATGCATATGTTTGCAATGGAGCTTCAGTAACGTTATTAAATGTAAATATATTAGGAATTTGAGCAGGTGGAGATTTAGTAGAAATAGACCACGCTCCAGATACAGAACCAATAGTTATAGTTGTTGTTTTAGTGCTATTATATCCAGTGGGAGATGTCATTCTAACAGCAACAGTTGATCCATTCGTTACTGTCTTAGTAGATGTAGAAAATGCTCCCCCATTTACTGATGTCTCAGCACCATTTGTAGCATCCACATTAACAGAAATACCAGTTCCCAATCCACCAATAGTTATAGTGTTGCTAGTATACGAAGTATTTAATTCCGACTGCTGAACGCTAGGAAATGTAAATAGATCTGGAATATTATCTGGTGCTAGAACCTGAACAGTAACAGATTGAGTAGCAGTTCCAGATCCCCCAACTGCACTTAAAGTATAAACTGTTGTTTGCGTTGGTCCAGTTATAGTTAATGTTCCCTGATCAACAGGAGTGACATTTCCAACACCTTGATTAATACTAGTAGAAGTAGCAGTGGATAATTGACCTAATTTAGTATTCCAAGCAAAAGTAATTGGATCTCCAGGATTAATTTCTGCAGTAGTTGGAGCTCCGTTGATTGTAAACTGACTGATAGTTGTTGGAGGAGTTCCGTAAATTTCAATTCTACAAACTCCATATCTATCACCTGCATTAATGTGACTCTGAAATGGAATTCCATCATTGAATTCTGGTTGTTGAATACTAAATGCAGTTATTCTCCACAATCCTACTGTTTTTTCATCTGCATTTAAAGCAAATGATTTAGTAAACCAATTTTCTTGACCACCTAGATTTGGATATGTAAATCCACCGTCTTGACCAGAAAATGCTAATAGTCTAGCAACTCCTGTTGGAGATCTAAGATACAAAGATTCGCCAACGTTATTGGGTCTTTCACCGCCATTAAAATCGTTTCCAGCTATAATAGTAAGAGTAATCGTATCCATTGAAGTTAAATTCAACAGAAAAGTTGCTTCTCTATCCTGAACATAACTGGTTGTATTAAAAGTTCCTATGCTTAGATATGATTGCCCAGTTGGAGTAGTCCATCCACCCAGTTCTCCGCTGTTTACACCACCGTAAACACCAAAACCAGATGCATAAATTGCACACCCATCTAATAGTTGGAAGTTTAAATTTACTCCAGGGCGATAATCGTATACTAATGCCATATTTAAAATTTAATAATGTATTCTACAACAACAAATGGGGCAACACTTTCGTTTAGAACTTTTACGTTTTTGGTAGAAATATTTAATGTTGTTTGTAAGTTATCTGCTGGAACATTAAATGTATTGTATTGATATACAAAATTTTGATTATAACTAGTAGGCCACGTAATTCCATGTGAGTGATTAGATGCTGTAGTGTTTGCTGGATTGCCAGATCCAACTGTAGCATTACCACCAAAAGGAGAGCAGTTTTGCCCACTCTTACCTTCAGCGCCTACTTTAAAGTTTCCAGTGTAATTTAAAACTTTTGCGTTTGATCCATGACCATGTGCTTGGAAATTACCAGCATCTAAAATAGTAGTTGATGTTTTCTTATCAGTATTTGGTGGATTAAATTTCGCATTTCCAAGAAGAGATAATCCAGTTTGACCAACTACAGTAAAGTTACCAGAATAATCAATTGTTACGCTGTTTCCTACATTAGAAGTAACTTCTACTTCAACACCAACTCTTTTTGTGGTTGCTGACTGCAATAAAGTTATATCACTATATGTTCCAGTAGATAATCCAGGTGAAAGATATTTTGATCCCAAATCTGGCAATTGAAATTGATTATCTGTTAATTGAGATGTTTCTTTTTTAAATCTGGAATTACTACCTGTTCCTAAAATTAATGCTAATTCAGGATAATCAGAAGCAGTTTTTATCGACCCATCGCAACGTAAATATCCTGCAGGAATTTTAGTTTTGAAAGTATCATCCAATGGGTCATTAGATAAATTTAAAAAACTGGTAAATATTTGAATGCTACCTACCATTCCACCAAATTTAGATTTTTCTCTTGCGTAATTTGCCATGGTTAGAATGCCCTAATTAAGTATAAGCAAATTAATGAAGGTGTTGTCGTAGTAACATTCAAGTTGAATGCTTTATCAACATTCGCTGGAGTAACATTTGAAATAACATTTGCATTCGTAGTATTAGGAAGTCTCAGATTTCCTATATCAAATGTAGTTTCAAAAGGTTCATGATCGTGTGGAGAAATAACTACTTGTTGACCAGCAATAATAGTGTTTTGGTTGAAACTAATTGCATTAGAATCATACATTACTTTATTCCAGTTATCAGTATCTCCACTGTTTCCACCACCAGGATCAAAATTTCTGTTGGATATTGTTTGAGATCCACCGCCACCAACATATAACAAAGTATCTCCAGGAAGAAACTGTTCATCCATAGAATTACTATTTGTGGTTCCTTTGGTTTGATAAGGACCAAACCAGTTTGAGATAGGAGATCCAACTACATTAAATGGTTTTAAGTTAAATGTTGGGTTTTCGCCTTGAACATTAGCAATAACTACGCCAGGAGCACCACCACCAAATCCTTGTTGGTTTGTATATTGAATGGTTAACTGTGCTTGAACCTGACTGTAATCAAGTTGGTCAAAGCTAGCACGGTTAATACTATAGTTTATTTCCCCCCATGCTGCAACACCTGTTCCTGGTCTACTACCATCAGAACCAGCATATATTGTATTAAAAGTAGTTGGGTGACTATGAATTGTTATGTGTCTTCTTCCCAATTTTCTAGGGGAAACATAGACTGTTTTAGAACCGAATGTTTCGTTTATCTTAGCACCTGTCAATTTGCCAGTAAAATCATTTTCTGGCGTATAAGAAAAATTAATATCAGTATAAGCATTGTAATTTGTTCCTACACCATTATCACTATCTTGACCGATAAGAGAAGTATTTGTTCCTGGTGCAACAAGAGCAGCAAGAGCTTCATTACTGCTTGTATTATCACCAGATCCACCAAAATAAGAAGCTTCTATATCTTGTAATGATCTTTGTGAAATATTAGGCAGTGCAATTTCACCAGTGTAATTAGGAAATGTTCCACCAAATCCAGATCCACCATAAGTATTTCCTACATTTTGAGTGAGAAGAGGATATGCTGCAGCATTAACTGTTTGCCCATTACAAATTAACCATCCAGGCGGAACTGCAGTTAAGTCTCCTACCCATGGCATAATAGTGCCGATAGCGGCACCTTTCATAGTTTTTATGCTTCCGTAATTTGCCATAATTGTATTAGATTTCCATTAACCACCAACCTTGTAGGTTGCTTGGAACACCAGAAGAAGAACCATCTGAAAGTAGAGGACCAGCATATACTAATCCAAAAGCAGCGTTTGGTGTAGTTACAATCAATTCGCCACCGTCATATCCAGTCAATGATACTCCAGAAATTGTAGCAGCAGTATTGGAAGTATCACCTTGAATTGGAACTCCAGATGGAGCTCTCAAGATAAACTTAACATTGTATGTCAATGATCCACTGAGATCTACAAATCTAATCATATCACCAGTAGTTGCTGTTGCTGGTAATTTAACCACTAAGTTAGAAGATGGTTTTACAAAGTAATTTATATTAGATATGAGAACGCCACCATCACCAGAGACAGTATTCAAGTAGATCCACTTTCTAGCACCAGTAGCAGAGAAGTATTGATCAACACCACCCAAATCAATAGTTCCATTGTTATTAACCTTAAATCTCTTAGTTGCATTATTATTTACTGTTAGATCACCACCGTTGAGTGTAACATCGCCAGCAAAAGTGTTTGTTCCTGTGCCATTTGTTGCGATAACACCAGAGATCGTAAGGTTTCCACTTCCATTTACAAACGATAACTTAGATGTAGTTGTATCAGAAGCAAAGATATTAAAATCACCGCCATTAATTACGGTATTACCAGATGTTCCATTAACAATTAACTTATTGAATCCAGTTCCTACACCCAGATTACCAAGAATCTGAGTATTTCCATTAGCACTATCTACTTGGAAAGTTAAAGTTGGAGTAGCAGCACCATTAGTAATCTTGAATAGATTGTCATTAGCAGTAGTAGAACCATTTAATGTAATGGTGTTATCTACATCTAAAGTTCCTCTAATGTAAGTATTACCAGTTGTAGAAAGAACTTGGAATACAGTTAGAGCAGGAGAACCGCCATCGTTAACACGTAATCCCTGAATATCATTAGGAGCAGTATTAACCTGAGTTACTCTAAAGAGTTCAGTGTCGTCAATTCTTAGAATATCACCTACATTAATTGATCCACCAAATTCAGATGTTGTAATCGTAACAGTTGCACCAGCAACACCATTAGCAATAGTAGATGCAGTGTAACTTACATTTTCTGACTTAATAAGTTTGATAATTGGGCAATTATCTGGATGATCGTCTCTCTGTGTTGTATTCTCTTGAGCTCTTTGAACTCTTACTCTATAACCAAGTGGATCAGAAGCATTAGTTGCGTTGAGAATTTCAACGACACGAAGAATTTCGCTATTCGCTTGATTAGATCCACCAACTACGGTTGATCTGTCAATCAATAGAAGATCACCAACAGTAATATCAGAAATACCAATTGATTGATTTAGTGGTAAGAAGTATTCTGTTGCAGATGATGGCATTAAGAATGTCGATCCGCCCCAGAAAGCAGCACCTTGAGTATCAAGAGACTTATTAATTTCAATTGGTTTATAAAGATCGATATTTAAATTAATTAAACTACCGACTGGGTGAGCAGAAACTGGTGTAGAAAATACACCTCTAGTTGCATTTAATGTTCCTGCTTGTAGACCACCATTAAGTGTCATGTTACCATTAACTTGCTCACTCGCCTTCACAAGTAAACTGTTATTGACAGTAGTTGTTCCAGCGTCAGCGCCAACACTTAAAAGCGAAGAACTTCTAGCAAAGTTTACTGTAGTAGGACCACCAGAAGCACTGAAGAGATCAAGTTGACCAGCAAAAGTATACATTCTGGCAATACCACTGCCAGGAGCATTCTTAGCGCCAATTTCAACTTCACCATCAATCTTAGTTAGTCTATTTTGAATTCTTAATTGACTAGTTGAGTTAGAATATGCACCACCAATTGTGATATTTGAAGTATACGCAGCATTATCAGCAACTGAACCAATATCAATTAGGGAGTTGGTAGAATTTCTATGAATAAACAGAACACTAGAAGTTGCAGCATCACCAATCGTTATAGTTTGATTGGGAGCAGCATTTCCAACATTAATGGTTTGTAGTGATGTTGTAGTATTTCCTACACTTAATGAAGTTGCACTACTAAAAGCATTTACTGTAGTGCTTGTGGTTCCTAGATTGAATGAAGAGCTAGAACTGTTTAGAGTTCCAGTATCAAGATCTAACTGACCACCAATTTTGAAATCAGAAGTAATTCTTCCATTTCCAACTACAACAAAGTTTCTATCTAAATCAGATGCAGCATTTCCATTGTTTGTAGTGTTAATTCCGAGTCTACCACCATTAGTGGTCATGACTCTTAATGTCACACCATTGTTTATACTGAATCCAGGATCAGTCCAGTCGCCACTAAATCCAAGAATTAAAGCATCATCTCTTAATTGATATAATTTTCCACTTCCTATTGTTGTGTTATAATTATAGATTTTTTGACCTGTAATATAAGCATTACCAACAACGTCTAAGTTTGCCTTAGGATCTGTTAGTGTGGATACAAATGCAGTTTGATATGCAGCATGTGCAGATCTAGCAACAGTATTAACACCTAACTTATAGTCACCAATAGTTGCTGTCTCAGTTCTAAGGGCTTCAGCACCGATAACACCCCACTCTTTGAACGCAGTTTGTGATCTTGCGATTACAATTGATGGTTGAGCAACCTGATCTACAGGATAACCTTTACCGCTATTAAGATTAATAGGATAAATTGGTAGATTTGTGTTAGTTAAAATATCAACAAAGTTATTTGAAGATGAGAATGGGAATAGACTGTCACTATAAACAGGCCATACTCCATTCAAATTAGCAAGAGAACCAGTAGCGCCAGTAATTCTAATTTGTGTAGAGCTGGTGATTCCTAGATTAGAATTAGTAATACCAATATTCCAATTTAATCTTACAATAGTTCCGCTTGTATTTCCTTGAATGCCAAGAACCTGAGGAGTTGGATTGCCTACACCAGAAAAATTTGTAAGTCTAATGTAATCATTAGCGTAAATCCAACCAAGAGAACCAGAGAATAAAGTTTGATCTCCTTTTAAAATTAAATCACCAGATTTCAGTGGATCTCTAGTTCCAAAGTTTGTATTTTGTAATTGAGAAGGACCACCTGTAGTTCCACCATAAGTATTTGCAAGATCAGGTGTTCTATTTGATAGACCTACACGGAAAGTATAGTCTTGTGTTCCTCTTGTATTGAAGTCAAAAATAGCAGCCTGTATTCTGTTCTGGTGTAATACAATATCACCAGTTTTTTGACCAGAAATGTTATACTCAAGATATTGATCATAACCAACAGGCGTTCCTTCGCCCGTAACAATTTTAAGTGATGGTTTGTTCTCTACTGCACCGAATGAGGTTGCATTGTTAATAACAACTGGAGCATTGAATGTGCTCTCTTCATCACCATCACCACCATTAACAGTAATAATTTCATTGAATGTTACAGGAACATCAAAAGTTGTTACAAGAGTTCCAATTGAATCACCTTCATCATCAGACTCAACAACTTCTGCTTTTTCTAAGAATGTTTCTTCGCCCGTGATAGCATTAATCTTACGGTTACCGATATAAAGGTCACCGTTAGAGTTTAAACCAGTGTAGAATACGATACCAGCATCTTCTCTCTTTGCCTGAGCGTAGAAGTCTTGAGTATCAGTAAGAACAACTTCCTGACGAACTGGGAAACCAGTTGAGTAGTTACCAGGACCGAATCCAAGATATTCAAACGTGTGGTTACCAGAACGAGCAATTGATGGTCTACGAAGTTCTACATAAAGTTTTCCTTCTGTTGGATACTGAGAATCACCTGAAATAGAAATTAGTCTTCCTTCAGAACCAGCAGACGCAGATCCTGGTTGTGCTTGAATAGTATTGTTCCCAGTGTAAGTATAATTTCCTGTTCCAGGATCATTTACGAAATCTAGAACCATTTCCTTGGTAACAGATCCCTTAGCATCGTTAACTGTTACTAAACCATGAACATAGTTATCAGCAGCAGAGATAGTTGGTGGAGGATCTAGAAGAGTTGCGGTTGATGGATCAATACCCTTATACCATTCTGGATCGTTCTTATAGAACTCTGGATATAACTTAGAAACTGGTTGAGAGAATCTAAAGTTTCTAAAGTTTTCACCAACACCAGAACCAGTTGGATATGGGTTGATATTACCGCGTAAGCAAGTTAGGTAGTAAACACCATCTTGTTGACCAGGAATTCTTCTACGAATTGTATCAATATCAAAGATGTAGAAAGTATTTTCCATTTCAGAAAGATCTTCTACTTCAGCAATAGTATAAGATACCCCTTGATCATCGTTAATTGTATCACCAGGAGTCATGGTATATACGTTTGCACCTTCAACAACATACAAGAAGTTCTTAATATCAGATCTTCCGTCGTTTGGTTCGCTTAATAATGTTGCCGTTACAGAACCTTGAGTAAAAGTAGTTGCTACATTAGCATTCCAATCAAGAGTTGAATTACCAGAGAAATCCTTAAGGATCATATAATAATCATTCTCATATGCAAAATATGCATGAACGTAAGCAGAACCTTTACTATTTCCACTCCAAGTAACTTTGTTTGTATTATTCGAATTAGGAATACTTTCTACAAAAGATCCATCTCCACCTTGAGGTGCAGAAATCTTAACAGTAGTGAATAGTTTAGTCTTGTATGCTTCAGCATCAACACCAATATCAAATACTGTTAATTGTAAATAATCTTTTCCAGAAATTTTCTTCTTTCTTGCTGATTGAATAGTGAAAGAAATCTTAGAATCTGTCTCTACTCTCTTAGGATTTCCTGCAGAAGCTGGGTCGTAAGTCGAATTGAAGTTTGGATTGAGAGTTAACTGCTCTTGTAGAGTTAATCCTAGTCTTTCTCCTGTTAATGGAGCATTGAATGTAGCTAATGAAGATCCTGCAGCGGTCGGCTTTAGCAGAATTCTTTGTGGAAGAAGTCTTCTCTTTTCATCTGTTCTAATTTTAAGAACAAAACCACGTAGAGGATCACGAACTGTCTTAAGATTCTTAGGAATTACATAACGTAAACGATAAACACGATCATCAGCAGTTCTATTATCTTCAATACGCTCAAATGTGCTATCAGTTGTTTTTAATCTTGTTTGGAAATCATTTTGCTTTAATCTAGTAATAATTTGATTATTTCCAGACAAAGTATTAAGATACCACAATGATTCTAGAGGATCATACATAAGTGGTGATCTTCTCTTACTTGCAAATGTATAGAATACTGCAGTGCTTCCTGGTTGGAAAGTAACTGGGCTAATATTATCTCTAGCATCAGCAAAAGTTTGGTGAATAGTAAAACGCTTAGAACTTACATAGCGAACATAGTATTCTTGTGTATTCGAAACAGTAGTTCCACCGAAGTTAGATGCAAGAGTTGGTAAAGAAGATCCAGTAATATCGCTTCCTACACGGAAGAAAACTTTCTGTGGTTCTACATTATTTGATGGAATATCAAAAATGTGTGGTCTATCAGTTTCTAATTCATAACTGCTCCCAGCAGAAACTTTTGTCTGATATTGATGTAGATCATATTTAATATCAAGAATATATTGATATACATCAATTTCAACATTAGCATCAATACCATCTGTTTCAGAGGAATAAATGTAGATACCAGCAGCAGCATTTTCTTCACTGGTCGCAAGCATTAATGTTTGTTGGTTTGCTCCATTAAATCCAACACTCAACGAATAGTTAAATGGATCTGTTCTTCTTCCTGGAGCAATTACATAATATGTGGTATTAGTATCAAATCCTTTCGGTAATCTGATAAGTCTCTTATCTGGATTCTTACCTTTTGCCGCTCTAGGAACAAGTCTAACAGGGGTTCCTGTTTCTAGTTGGTGTGGGTTAGTTGTAGGAGATTGATTACTATCAAGTTCAGTTAAAGTAAATAGTGTTGATCTCTGTGCAAGAGTTGCTGTATTTAACGAATATGATACTCTAGGAACTATTCCCACACCGTTATTAAGAATAGTGCTAATAATATTGGTTAGGTTTACAAGAGTGTTGGCAACTGAGGCACATTCACCACCAGGAGCTCCAGTGGAAGGATCACCTGCAGTTAGATAGTTATAATCTTGAATTACTGCAGCATCAGTCGATGGTTCAACGGCAGATGACCAAATACCAGACTCCAGCTGAACATACAATTTAGTAGTTGTTGAAGTAACTGTGGCATTTACTGTTGTGCCAGTATCAAATTTGGATCCCAAAGTTCCTAATTCGATTTGATTAGAAGCTAATCCATTTTGACCATCACCAATTTTCTTGATGTATGCGTTGCTAGGAATAGCAGTAGTGTAATTTACTACACTTGAAGCACTTGCGGGAATAGCGTCGACACTACGAACTCTCATTCCCACCGCAAGACCAATAGTGCTAGTTACTGTTACAACTGGCGATCCAGAAGTAATTGAAGCATTATTGATGTAAGTATTGTGATTTCTCATTGCAGAAATCGCCAAATTTCTTACATAGTTGTAAGCATCAATTGTTTCTTGTCTTTCATTCTCAATATAATCAAGAGTGAATCCATCTTGATTTCCATCAGTAGTGTCAGAAACAAGTGGAACTGCTATATAGTATGCTTCTGCGGCATTAATCGTGTTTTCGTTACCCCCTAATCTCAAATCAGCGGTAAGTGCTTCTACAATATATCCAATATCTCTCTTACACTTACTTGCTTCACTGATCTGAGACCATTGACCAGGATTTGATGCAGGTAGATTATTTAAATTACCAGCAGCAAGAGAAGTTGTTAGAATAGCTGTTAAAGTATCAATTGTTTCCCTTACATTAGCACAATCATAATCACCGTTATCTACATTTGGTAAGTTATTAAGTGTTCCTGCACTAATTACATCTGTTACGATGGCGAAGAGATTAGTAGCTGCGCTTTGAACATCTGAACAAGCAGTAAGACTATTATTGCTCACATTGCCGCCAGTTCCACCAGCACTAGTAGGACCAGCAGAAATGCTTAGATTTTTGCTGTAAAGTTGATTTGTGATTGCTTTCTTCACCATATCTCTAGCAGCATTAAATGCAGTTACAGACTGTGCTGTTTCACCAACAAGACCGTTAGAAATAGGTGTTCCAGAAAGAGTGAAATATTCCTTCACTGCGCTTACAGTGAATTCATTACCTCCCCAGAAAAGATCTTGAGCAACAGAATCAACGATAATTCCAATATCACGCTTACACTTTGCTTCGCCCGAAGGAACATTAGTTGATGCTGTTTCAACAGGCATACCAGTTAAAGAACCAGCAGTAACAACGCTAGTAACTAAAAGTGCAAGTGTATCAATTGCAGATTTAACATTAGCACAAGAGTCTGGATTTACATTTGATGGAGAACCAGAAGAAGGTGATGGATCTGCAGTAATTGTAAGATCTTTAGTAAACAACTGGTTAGTAATTGCCAGTTTCATTACATCACGAGCTTTGTTGAAAGCTGTATTACTTTGTGCCTCTTCACCGACCAAACCATTGCTAATTGGCGTATTACCATTAAAATATTGCTGAACAAACTTGCGAGTGTAAACATTTCCGCCGCCTTGAACGATGTCTAGAGATACAGAATCGATAAAGATACCAATATCTCTCTTGCATTTTGCTTCTCCAGCAGGAACAGTAGTTGATACTGACTCGGCAGGAAGGGCAGCTATGCTACCAGCAGTAATTATATCAGTAACAATTAGTGACAAGCTAGTAATAGCAGCTTGAACATTAGCACAGGAGGTGGGATTTGTATTTGATACA